GGCAATATCCATGTACCAGGCGCGGGAGCGATCCCAATCGAAGAAATCCACGGCTTCATCAAATTGTTTTTGTGAAGTAGCAAATGTGGTTTTAAGGTCGCCACCGAAATTGCATGCGGATAAAAACCAATCCCATTTACAACGCGTGTCAAGAGTAAATGGGAAACTCCCGTATTCAAACTGTTGTGCTCTATTGACCATGAACCGCTGTGTATCGGATAACTCCAGAACTTTGGCGAGAAATTCATCTTTTCGAGCTTCCATTTGCAGGGATTTGTGCATTTCACGTGCGAGCTCAAATTCATCGGCTGTATATTGTACATCATCTACAGTGTATCGATATATATTGACCCGGGATGGTTCTGTGATAATAGCATCTACAAGTGAGCCAAAACGGAATGCAGCTTCTTTATCGCCAAATTGTTGGCGTGGATGAAGCAGATTCTTTAATTCCGTGAGGTCACTATTGCTGACCTCACGGCGATTGTAATATTCATCTGGGTTATGATTCATACTTTACTTGGCTTTAACTTCATCCTCATAACTTATGTGTTTGGATTGAATATAGTGCGGATTACTCTTATCATTAGCTAGTTTTTCACAAAGGGTTATTTGTGATTTGAATTTCTTGCTTAATTCATCAACTGTGAGCTTACACCCTTCAGTAGTCCACCATAAATTTATCACATCAAGAAAACCAAGAGAATTTTTTATCACTATCTTCTTTTTGACTTGTGATTTAGGTTGATAGGAAGGAGTTGCTACAGCTGCTTGTGAGAATAGTTCTGTCATTTCGTTTTGCTGTTGTTGTACTTTAAGTCTATTTCTCTCTTCCTCTTCTTTGCGCAAGCGTTCTTCTTCACGTCTGCGAGCTTCTTCAGCTTCACGGAGTTTCATTTCTTCTTCACGTCTGCGAGCTTCCTCAGCAGAAGCCTGCGAGATGGCTTCCAACTCTTTTTTCTTGGAAGGTAGCATAAACAATATGTTGTCACGATTTTCGCCAATGTCAAAACGGTACTGTTCTCGGAACTTTGGAAGTAATCTAGTCATTACCTCTCTCCGTATTCCTAGAGAATCGTTTGTACTTAGTTCTGCCGGGATCATTGCACCAGAAGGAAGTAATGTGATTTTGTCTTCGGACAACGTGACAGGGAAGTTTCTTATAGCTTTTTCTTGTTGCGAGAAGTTCTCCAGTGTAATATTATTGTTTAGCGTTGTCAGTTCATTGAAACTTGCATTTAGCATACGATTGAAAGATTGCTGGTAGTCTTCTTCCACTGCAAGACGGTATCTATTCTTTGCAGCTTCGATTTGTTGGCGAAGTGCTTCTTCACGACGGCGAGCTTCAGCTTCGGCTCTCTTTTTTGCAGCGTAGTCATTACGCATTTTTTGCAGTTTTCCAGGAACAGATTCCGCCTTAGTAGGATCAACGTCATTTTCCATGCTGGTGAAGACTGTACGTATTTCATCGAATAACTTCGTAACCGGTGAGCGTTTATCATTCATCTTCTTAACAGTATTCCGTGCACGGTTGATAAATTCGGCTGCACGTTGATCGAGTTCATCATTCATTCCTCCTGCCGCTTGGATATCAGCCAGTAATTTCTTACCTGTTTCAATGCAACGGTCATGTGAGATTTGATTCTCATTGTAGGATTGTGGAGCATTCTTCACAATCATTTCTACATTTTCTTGTTTTACTAATTCGTTACTCATGACTATATAATATAAGGTGTAACATTAAAATGCGCCATCGTCTGTACTGTTGGATTCTTCCGGGTTAAAGCTAACACCGGTAGAAGTGTCTTTCTCAGGGCCGAATGATTGCGGCTCAGGATTGTGGTGTTCTGCCACTTTATCCAGTTCATAGAAAGAATCAATGTGTGGAACGGATTCTTCCTGCTCTGTTGCAAGTTCAGTACCTTTGCCTATTCTTACTTTAGGGTAGGTTTTAAAAGCATGCTTGATACATTTTGCCATAAGGAATCCTGGGTCTATTCCTCCTTGATTGGAAGTATATAAAGCATTGGGGGTTTCAATGTATTGGTGTCTATTGTCGTCCCATTTTTTATTTTGTTTGGCTGAATAACCGGCAAGGCGATTCCAGTCTTCTTCAAACATTACAGAATAATCAATCGAAC